CTTCTGATTTCGTGGCACTCAATGGCGGCATGATCTCCGCCACCGCCGGCATCGGTGGCACGTCGATTACTCCGAACACCGTCGCGGCGGCCGGGATCATTTTCAAGTAAGGACGCAGGCATGATTTACGCAGCACGTACCACAGACGGCCAATGGACCGGCGCGACCTATGAGGCGCTGACACCGGAGGTTATCGCCCATCACGCCGCCCATGGCGAGACGCTCGAGCCGATGTCGTGGATCGGCAATCAGGGGACGGCGCAAAACCCTGTCTGGGTCGGAGATCCGGCCACGATCGAGGAGCGCCGGGCGGTGATGGTCTGTTCGCGCTTCCAAGCGCGCGCGGCGCTGGCGCTGGCGGGCTTGCTCGACCAGGCCGAAGCCATCGTGGCCCAGGGTGATGTGATCGCCCGCCTCGCCTGGGCAGATGCCCAGGAGTTCCGTCGCACCTCGCCCACCATCCTTGCCATGGCCGGGGCGCTCGGGCTGGCCGAGGAGCAGATCGACGCGCTCTTCGAGCAAGCGATGCAAATCACCGCCTGACGCCAATAAGCGAGCCTTTGACAGCAAGGGCTCGCTTCTGGCATGCTCCGACCAAATCGCGCGCCTGCCCCGTGATTTCCCCCTGAACACATTCAGGGCCTACCCCACCCCCCGCATTTGAGATGGTCGCCCAAGCACCGCTTGGAGACATTTCCTCATGCCCGAACAGTTCCTTCACGGGATCGAGACCATCGAGATCGATAACGGCATCCGTTCGATCCAGACTGTCAAATCCTCGATCATCGGCTTCGTTGGCACCGCTCCCGACGCAGTTGCGTTGACCTTCCCGCTGAACACCCCGGTTCTGGTGACAGGCCCGAATATGGCAGCGGGCCTTGGCGCCGACGGCACCCTTAAAGATGCCTATGAGGCGGCCTACCAACAGGGCGTGAACGCGGTAATCGTGGTTCGCGTGGCCGAAGGTGCGACGGCGGCAGAGACGCTGACCAACGTGACCGGATCAGCGGCGGCCGGCACGGGCGTTTATGCCCTGTTGAATGCGCCAAACGTCCTCGGTCTGACGCCGCGCATTCTGGCGGCACCCGGCTTCACCTCAAACCCTGCCGCGAACCCGGCATCACCCGTCACTCTCGCACTGATCGCCATCGCCGCCCGCATGCGCGCGGTGGCAATTGCGGACGGACCGAACACGAATGAAGCGGACGCCAAGACCGAGCGCGCCAAATACGGGTCGGACCGGCTTTACATGGTCGACCCCGCCGTAATTGTCTGGGACAGCGACGACGAGGGCTATGTCACCCGCCCGGCCTCGGGCTTTGTCGCCGGTGCGCTGTCGGCCATCGACGCCAAGCGCGGGTTCTGGTGGTCTCTCTCCAACCAGATCCTCAATGGTGTCGCCGGGACCGCGCGGCCGATCACCTGGGGGATTTCGGACCCGGAGACCGAGGCCAACCGCCTCAACGAGGATGAAATCGGCACGATCATCCGCAAGGAAGGCTTCCGCCTCTGGGGCAACCGCTCTACCGCTACCGATCCGCTGTGGGCCTTCCTGCCCGTGCGCCGCACGGCGGATATGATCTACGAGAGCATCGAAGAGGGGCTCCTCTGGGCGATGGACCGGCCATTCTCGCGCCAACTGCTGCTCGATCTGCGCGACAGCGTGGCCGGTTATCTCGAGGTTCTGACGCGCCGCGGTGCGATCCTCGGCGGCGCGGTCTGGATCGATCCTGAGCTGAACACCGAAGCCTCGCTGAAAGCTGGCAAGTTGTTCCTCAACTTCGACATCGAGCCGCCTGCGCCGCTGGAGCACCTGACGCTTCAGGCGCACCGCAACGGCGACTACTACGAAGAGCTGGTGCTCTCCGTGACCGGCAATCAGCAGTAAGGAGGCACCCATGGCGCTGCCGCGTCTGATCAAGAACTTCAACGCTTTCCACGACGGCATCAGCTATTTCGGGCTGGTGGACGAGGCCAAGTTGCCTGCCGTGAAAATCCAGACCGAGGCCCATCGCGGCTCCGGCATGGATGGCCCCGTGGGTCAGGATGTGGGCATGGAAGGCATGTCCTCGGAGATGACCTTCTCCGAATGGTCGCCCGCCATCCTGAAATCCCTGGGCAAGAAAGATCGCTTCGTTCTGCGCCCGGCCATGTCCAGCGCGACGGATTTCACCGCTTCCACCATCATCGCCACGCTCTCGGGCCTGATCACAACCTCCGAGCCGGGCGATCTGAAGCCGGGCACGAAATCCACGCTAAAGGTCGTCATGGATGTGCAGACCTACAAGCTGGAGCTGGATGGCGAAGTGATCTTCGACATCGATCTGGTCAACGCCAAGCGCGTGATCGGTGGCGTCGATCAGCTGGCCGAAATCCGCAGGGCCATGGGCGTTTGAGAGGGGGCAAAGAGATGAAGACCAGAAAGCTCTCGCAACCGATCAAGCGCGGTGAAACTGCCATCACCTCGGTGGGCCTTCGCATGCCCGATACCGGCGCGCTGCGCGGTCTGAAGCTGACCGATGTGCTGCAGATGGACGTCAACGCCATGTGCCGTCTGCTGCCCCGGATCACCGACCCCGCCCTTCTGCCCGACGAAGTCGCGACCCTGCCCCCGGCTGATCTCTTGATGCTGTCGTCGGAGGTGGTGAGTTTTTTCGTGACGGACGAGATGGTCGCGGAGGAACAGCGCCGGCTGCAATAGAGCTGCCCGACGATGTCGAGGAGGCGATGGCTGACATCGCCTTCGTCTTCCACTGGCCCCCCGCGGCCATGGACCCGATGAGCCTGGAAGAATTGGCCCGGTGGTGGGCCAAGGCCATCGCCCGCGCCAATCCACCCGAGGACACCGATGGCTGACCTGAACATCCAGCTGATCCTGAAGCTCGTGGACCGCGCGACCGCCCCGGCCCGCGCGGCCATGCGCCTGATCGATCGGCTGGGTGGCGAAGGGATGCGCCGTCATGCAGAGCGGGTGAACCGCGGCGCAGTGATGATGGCCTCGGGGCTTGGCTCGGTCACTGGCGCCGCACTGCGGGGAACTGCGGTACTGGCGGGCTACGCTGGAACTATGGGGCTGCTTACCGGTGCCTTCATTGGACCAGCGGCCGAGATGGAACGCTTCAAGGTCCAGCTGAAGAACCTCGAAGGATCGTCAGAAGGCGCGGATCGCGCCATGCGCTGGATACAGAACTTTGCCGCCACCACGCCTCTGGAACTGAACGATACGATCTCGGCCTATGCCCGGCTGAAGGCGTTTGGCGTCGATCCGACCAACGGCTCTTTGCAGGCGCTGGTTGACACCATGGCCGCCACGGGGGGCGGTGCCGAGCAGCTGGATGGGCTTGTCATGGCCCTCGGGCAGTCCTGGACGAAAGGCAAGCTGCAGAGCGAGGAAGCGCTTCAGATGCTGGAGCGCGGCGTTCCGGTCTGGGACCTGCTGGCCGAAAAGCTCGGCAAGACCTCGGCCGAGGTTCAGGAGATGGCCACCAAGGGCAAGCTCGGCCGCAAGGAAATCGGGCTGCTGGTGGAGGCACTGGGCGAGCGCAACAAGGGCGCCTCCGAGAACATGTCGAAGACATGGGATGGCATCATCTCCAACATCATGGACCACTGGTCGCGCTTCCGCGTCATGGTCATGGACTCGGGCGTTTTCGACTTCCTCAAGGGACGCATGCAGCAGCTGCTCGATCTGTTGAACCAGATGGCAGCCGACGGCAGGCTCCAAGTCTATGCCGACCGCCTGGCGCAGGTCATCCTGACCTCGCTCGAGGCGATGTGGGCCTTTGGACAGGGCGTTTACAGGGTCTGGAACACTCTCTTTCCGATCCTGTCCCGCACGGCAGAGCTGCTTGGCGGGTGGGATAATCTGGCGTGGTTTGCAGCGGCGGTCCTGATGCGCGGCACGCTCTTCGGGCTGATCAGCGGCTTTGCCACCTTTGCGCGCGGCGTTGCCCTCGTGTCGGGCGGCGTTCTCGGGATGCTGGTGCGCGCGATGGCCGTCGGTGCTTCAGCGGTCCAATGGCTCGGCCGCGCCTTGCTGATTGCCGGGCGCGCGGCTCTGGCAAATCCGATCCTGCTGGTGATCGCGGCCATCGCGGGTGCGGCCTATGTGATCTACCAGAACTGGGACGGAATCGTCGCCTACTTCCAGGGCAAGATCGATCGGGTGCGCGCGGCCTTCGATCAGGGCCTGCTGAGTGGTGTCCTGAAGCTCATTTCGGAGTTCAACCCCTTCACCCTGATGATGGATGCGGCCGAGGGTCTCTTCACCTATCTGACCGGCTGGACCTTCGGCGATGTGCGCAAGGCGATTGCCGATGCCTTCGGGTTTGACCCGTTCACCGCGATCCAGAACGCGGCCAACCGGTTCTGGGACTACTTGATGAGCTGGGACTTCATGAAGATCGCGGCCGAGCTGGTCGATGCCTTCCTCGCCATCGATTGGGTGCAGATCGGCATCGACATGATGAACGCGATCTGGACCGGGATGAAGTCCATTGCTGGCAACATCGGAAGCTGGATGAAGGCGCAGGCCACGAGCTGGATGCCGGATTGGCTGACGGGTGCGGGCTCCGCCGGATCGATCGGCGGCGGTGGCTCGGACGGCATGGCGGGTGCCATGGATGGCAACCCGGCCGTCGCGGGCGACCGTGCCTTGGGCGGCCCGGTGCGCGCCGGCCGCGCGTATCGCTGGCAGGAGGAAGGAGAGGAATACTTCGTCCCTCGCACTGACGGCATGGTCATCTCGAACCGCCAGCTTCGCTCCATGCGTGGTGGCGGCAGTGCGCGCGGCGGCAGTTTCAGCATCGGCGGGATCACGATCAACGCGGCACCCGGCATCTCACCCGCCGACGTCGGGCGCGAGGTGGTGCGCCAGCTTCAGAAAGCGGCGCGCGAACGTGGCTTCGCGCTGAACGACGGGGCCGACTATGCTTGATCTGGGTCTGAGCGTCGTGATGATGGCCCTGGGCGCATTCCGCTTCGGGGTGAACCGGGCGAACTACCAGACCTTCACCCGCTCCGCCTCATGGCGGTGGGAGGCGCAGGACCGCCTCGGCCGCGCACCCGCACTGCAATTCCTTGGCCCCGGCGCCGATGAAATCAGCCTTCAAGGGGTCATTTACCCGCACTTCAGAGGCGGTCTGCGGCAAGTGGAGTTGATGCGGTTTGTCGCCAATGCTGGGCAACCGCTCATTCTGGTCGACGGGCTTGGATGGGTCTGGGATCGCTGGGTCATCACTTCGGTCGAAGAAACCAAGACGCTGTTCCTCGCGGACGGGGCCCCGCGCAAGATCGAGTTCTCGGTCGGCCTCAAAGCCTATGGGAGCGATGCGGCATGACGGTTTACCGCACCATTCAGGGCGACATGCTCGACACGATATGCAAAGCCAAACTCGGCTCGGAAACCCATGTTCCTGCCGTCCTGGACGCCAACCCGCATCTGGCCGACCTCGGGCCGATCTATGAGGCCGGTGTCCTGATCACCCTGCCCGTGGTTGCCGATCCTGTGGCGACCGGCCAGATCCGGCTGTGGGGGCGCACATGAAGCCCGCCTTCCGCATCATGGTGGACGGAGAGGACCGGACGGGCGTCGTGGCCGATCGGCTGCTCAGCCTTGTCATCACCGACGAGGACGGCACCAAGGCCGATCGTCTGGAGCTGGAAGTCGATGATCGCGACGGGCGCCTCGCCTTTCCGGACACCGATGCCAGGATCGAGGTTTCCCTGGGCTTCGAAGGCCAGCAGCTGGCGTTCATGGGCGTCTATTCGGTCGATGGCGTTTCGGGCGATGGCCCGGTGCAGACCATGCGGATTACGGCGACGGCGGCCGACCTGAAGGGCGAGATCAGGGCCCCCAAGACCCGGAGCTGGGAAGGCAAGTCCATGAAGGACATCGCCGAGACCATCGCGGGCGAAAGCGGCCTGAAGGCGGT